TTATTTAATCTCATCGAACACTTTTACCTCACCTCGAAGCTTATATTCCAACAACCACTTCTCAAATTTCCTCTTTCTATCTAATGTTGTCGTAAATATCTCTAAACGTGGAGTATCTAATGATTTAAAACAATCAACATAAGACTTAATCTTTTTATGATTATCTTGCATGTGTCTAGTGTTATCTATTTCAACTATATGAGTATATCCATTTCTTTTATATACAGCATCGGCAACCATTTTACTTTTAGTGACTACATTCATACCTTTTATGACAATACCTAAATTATTAGGCTGCATTACCTCATATTCCAAAACACATTCATTTTTCCAATCCAAAGGACAATTTAAATACATGTATGCTTCATTTCTTAAAAGAGTGTGTTCCAAATTTGATTTTTTCACTTGTTGTTTATCAGAATCAATAAATGAAAGTCCTTGTTTATTCAGATAAAAGACCTTTTCTTTATTGAAAAATGTTGTATTGACATACGGTTCAATCTTTTTTATTACATAGCATGCGTTTCTATAACTTTTCAAATCATGGATTCCACGAAGATTTTTTATTGTGGCCATCCCTAAATGATCTATCGTTATCAATAATTGTTCTACTTTTGACTGAGTTGATAATATCACTTTCTTTCTCCTCCATTTTTGTGAACATGTACTTGTCATCAATATAAGGCACTTGTACAATACGTTTCTTTTCAATCTTATAAATTGCTCTACCAGGTATGCTTGGTAGTTCTTCAGCTCCGTTTTCATCTAAAATAACTCGTGAAGCAACTTGAGCCGCAGCAATGAAAGATAATCGAGCAACAATGTTCATTTTAATTTGCATTGGTACTGCTTCTTTCACAGGATATTGAGTACAAAAAAGCATTCTATATCCAATACCTCCACCTATACGAGCGATTTCTGATAAGGTTTGTTGACAGTAATTAGCATACTTTTTTAGTTCTCCAGTAAGTAGGTTCGGTGAAAGTTCAGCTCCTTCATCCACAATAATGAATGTCCTTTTCTTTATTGGAGTATCGACTATATTTGTATAACCATTTTGTCTAAATGACTTTTCTTTGTCCTTTAACTCCTGGTGAATTAATGCTAATAATTCAACTGATTCACGTAAATCAGAAGCAACTCCTTTCACTTGTGGTAGACCAATGTATTTTCCAAACTCTAAACCACCCTTTAGGTCCAGAAAGTAAAACTCAGCATTTTCTAACTGATTCATAAGCAAAGTATAAAAGGCTTCTTTAATAAACACTGTTTTACCAAATCGAGTAACACCACCGACTAGCATATGAGGATATTTTTCAAAATCATGATAAAGTGTACCTTCATGATTCTTTCCAATTGGTATTTGCCATGTATTGATACTTAGTAAGTCATCTGTGTATTTCCATTTAGTAGGCAACTGAGAATTGAATGTTTTAAGCTTAAATACTCCATCTTCAAAGGTATAATCACAATCTTTATTAAGACCTTCTTCAATTGCTGGAATGATTGATTCGAATTGATAAGAGGATAATCCGAGTGGTAAAGAAAAAATGTAAGTGGAATGTGTTTGTTGTTGAGATTTTTTTAGTAGAATTGGGTAGTGGATCTCTTCTTGTTTTTTAATGCCTAATGATGTATTTTCAAATACTTTTTTTATTTTATCTATGTCCTTCATCTTTCTTTTTGGGACAAGCGCTGCTCCTACTGCTAAAGCTGGTAAAGCTAGTATTTCCCACATTGTAACCCTCCTTGAATATTTCATTGTAGCTTTCAAAGATGTTTTCATAAAGTGAAATTTTCATTGAAGTTTTCATTTATTGTTATATAACGTATATCTCTTGTACTTTTTCTTTCATTTTCTTTGGAACAGATATACATCTATTACCCTTTATTTTCTCTTCATATGCGCTAGCAAAATTTTCAGATATCTAAATTGTGTAGTCAATTCAAAGGAATAAAGTTGCTGCTAATTTGACGATATATAATAGCCCTCCAAACTTTGCTGTTTCCATTGTGAGTTTTAATAAATCGTTGTTTATCCCAAATCCTATGTTTTCTAATAAACCGATGCCAATCATTGTTGCTCCAAATGCTCCTATTAAAACTATCCCCTCCATTTTCTTCACTCTCCTTTTCTTTGAATACTTCATTGTATGGATATTTGCCTAGATAATGCGTGTCTATACAAAATAATTCATGATATTTATGTAAATTAATTTGTGAAAGGATTGAAACGATTAATATAGAATTTAATGATAGGTGATATTATGAAAAGTAATATAGGAAGAATAATTGATGAATCTCCATATAAGCGAGAATATATTATGAAAGAATTTAATAGGAGCAGGAATACGATTTCAGCGTGGTGCACAGGAAAGAGTTATCCCAATGCTCGTGAAATGTTTAAATTGGCAAAGTTATTAGGTGTTAAAGTTGATGATTTATACGATATAGAGGATGATTATTGAATATCGTTATAAAATATAAATTCAATTACCTATCCGTTTGTAATATTTGTAATTATTAGTTATATTTAACTAGGGAAATATTATAAATTTTGGGGGTATAAATATGAAAAAGTTTTTTAAGTTTGGCTGTTTAGGTTTTATTGCACTAATTGTAATTTTTATTATTATTGCTGTTGCTGGTGGGGGAGATAGTGATAAGGTATCTACAGGATCAGATAATAATAAAAATGAGGAAAAAGAAACAAAAACTGTAGATGATGGTTCAAAAAAAGTAGATGCTAGTTCGCAGAACATGGATGCTGTTGGATTAAAAATAGGACTTGGCGAAATCAAAATTACTGATGATAAAATCTTAGTAGGGATAAATATTGAAAATACCAATTCTAAAGCAGTAAGTTTTTATCCAGATCAAGGGTCTGCTGTAGTCGGCAATATGCAGTTAGATGCTAACTTATTTTTAACTGATGGTGATATTGGCGGAGATGTACAATCAGGTGTAAAACAAGAAGGTGTTATTGAATTTTTAGCTCCAAAAGGTAAAAATATCGATGTTAAGTCTGTAAAAGAAATCAAACTTGAATTAGGCGATGTTAACTCAGAAGATTTCATGGAAAATCATAAAGTTTCATTTACAATTCCTGTACAGTAAATAATTCTAAAATAAGCCCTTCTCTTATGAGTTGGGCTTTTATATTATTCTTTGGTCTAATACTTCAACACTGATAATTGAATCAAAAGGAATGAAATGTGGATTCCCATTTTCTTCAGCACTTCTAACTATTTTATTTAAATCATCTAATTGAATAACTCTAACTTTAATATCTTCTATAAAACCACTTCTCCATAATGTAAATTTCAAATAATAACAAAACTCCATTGCATAAAGGATTTTTTGTTCATTTTCTTCTATTTGGCATGCATCTAAAATAGGCTTTTCAACTTTCCTTGCTTCATATTTATCCCTTGCTATTTGTTCCGTATGTTCTGATAAGAAAAAACCTTGCCATTTCAACATTCCTCTATCTTGATACATTAAGAAGCACTTCTCTTTCCAACAGATCCACATGAAAGAATACTTTCAATCTTAAAAACACGTTCTGCTTTACGATAATGACAATATGCTCTGATTTTTTCCTTACCAATTGCTTTAACAGTAATAATACGTTGTGTTACCTTACCATACTTATCGATGTAAAAAATCATAATTGGAGCCTTATTTTCTCTAGATTGAATAAGTAAGCTTTTCATGATGGAACCTCCTTTTTTTATAATTATATACGAACTAACGTTCTTATTTCAAGTTGATTACGAACGAATGTTTGTATATAATTGATATATATATTTTACTCAAAAGAGGTATTGATATGATAAATATAAATGATAAAAATCGAGATCTTATTGAAAATGAAATATATTTACCCATGTTAATTACCATTTTGGAACGTGATAAAAAAATTATTGAGCAAGGATCATTTAAACTTAAGAATCCTTATTTGAATTTACTAGATCGAATACTTAAAGAAATAAACAAGGATTTAAAAGCATCGAGAGATTACTTGATGAAAAACAATATTAAAGTATTAAAGGGTAGTAGCGATGAGTATTTCACAGTGTACACCTTTATTTTAAATGGACAACACGAGTATCAAAAATATTTCAATCCACGTTTGAGGAATAGAAGTGAGGAATTAATAACGGAGTATTTTAATAAGCCCCTCTCGAATTGAGAAGGGCTTTTGACTTTATTTTTTTAGTTCTTCAATTTGTTTTTCTAATTGATCAATTTTTTTTACAGTATCATTCATACGTGGCCCTTCTATATAGCCGCGTTCAATTGCGATGTAAATTAATTCAATTGCTTTGTCTTGTGTCATTGCACCTTCAAGAAACTCTTTACGATGCGCATCACTTAATGGAGATTCTTTCTTTTCGAATCGAGATAATACAGTAGCAACTGCTTCTCTTCCTACTAACGTTGTCGGAACAAATACATCACGTTTAATTTCACTCATAAGCTTATCCTCTCTTTCTTTATTAGCTACATTTGTATTTTTTAAAAATGATCCATCAACTACATTTTTATAATTCCAAGTGTCACCAGGACAATTTTTCCAAATATAACCTGGACATTCTTGGTGTCCTTTAATAATTTTCAGTTTTGGCAATGTTCTTTGTAACTCTTTGACTAATAAGTATAATGACATCATTTGAGCTTCTGTTGGTTTTTCTTTCGATCCTTCTGTACGGAAATCACCAATTAGGCAAATACCAATACTTCTTGTGTTAGTATTGCCAGCATGGTACGTTCTACGATCTAGATCATCACACTGAAAAATAGTACCGTCTGGTGCTATTACAAATGGGTATGCTATCCCTGGCCACTTCTGTGTATCAATATGATAGTTTGCAAAAGCTTGAGGAGTTGAACCTTTTGCATTTTGTTTAGTCATTGAATGATGGATAACAATTGTGTCTTTAACAGCTGTACCAACTAACGGATAACGCCCTTTTCTTCTAATAGTATTTCTTAGATCTTTGTATTTGTTTAAGTCTTTAAGTGCCATTATTTATTCACTTCCTTATTCTCATCATCTTCTGATTCAATAACATGCAATTTATCAGAGATAATTTTAGGCACTTTCACACCAATCTGAGCCAAGTTTTCAATAATAGATAAACCTTCATTAGCGATATAAAAAAGAACCGTAGCAATCGCTACAGCTCCATTTAATCCTAATATCTTATCAATGATATTCGCTAAGATGATAACCCCAAATATCCCTATTTTACGCGCATATCCAAACAATGCTGTTCTACTTCTCAATCTCTTATCTTTAATTGCTTTCATGATACCAGTTACGATATCAACTAGCATAAGCAATACAAGTAAATCTAAGAACTTTACACCACCAAATAAATACGTTTGAACAATATCTAAACTCCCAGCTTCAATAAACAATGTAAATCCCTCCAATTCATTTCACTCCTTTCATTTAGATTCCCATCCCTAGAAATCGTTTGAAAAAAGACATAAAAAATACACCTTAATCGGTGTTTGCTTTGTTGCGTATAATAGATCCTACTGTGCTATTGGTGGTTGATAATCACCAGCTAAATATTCCAGACCACTATCTTTCAAATGTTCATATACTTGTGGTTTCAAACTATTTGGCACATCTTCAAATTTTGTTTTATCTAAAATCACTCTTTGCGCAAAAAACATTGCCATCATTACACCATCATCTCCTAGTATTTTTATTAGTAGCCAATATAAAAAGCTGATCATGGATAGAACGCAATCGCCATTTCTGCAACTACATCCTCCATAAAATCAGCTCTTTCAGATATTGCTTTATTTTGTGCTTTCATTAATTCATTTTCCTTTTGTAATTCTTGGACTTGCATATCTTCATAATAAAGTTTCTTGCCATCATATTTTAGAATGTCAGATTGGCCAATTGATGGTTTTGGTAAACTTTGAACTAAAATACCTTGTTCAAGCTGCTCTTTTGATAACATTTCTGGTTTGTAATGCCTATATGTTTCAATACCGTTTTCATCGAATTTCAGAAATATCAAGCCTTACCACCTCCTTAAAAAAATGCTTCGGTAATAGGTAATTTACCTTTGAATTGAATAGGGTAAACATAACTACCACCAACATTTTTCACTAACTCTTTAGTTTTTATATCATAAACTACAACTGAACCTATATTACCGCTTTCTTCAATATATCCATACAAATACTTTTCATCAAAATCAGTAAAAGAAACACTATCGGTCATTGAAGGGAAAGTCATATAGTCGCTTATAGTTCCGTTAGTGGAATCTACACTTATTATCTTTTTTAAAGACCAATTAGAAAATAACATGTTACCTTTTTTGTCTAGTCCCATATTAGTCCAATTGCCAGTTGCTGTTGGTAATTGAATTTGTTTTTTAGACAATAAAGTATTATTTGAATAATCAATTTCGATAATTTGCATATAACTTGCCCGTCTTGTTATAGCAGACATTATTTTGCCTTGTTTAGTGAAGAAAAACTTTTCATCGTTACCGCCATCTATTGTTAAATTATTGTTCAATATTTCTAAAGTAGATAATTTACAAAGCATATACCTATATGCACCGTTATATACATGGACGGCAAATAAATCTTTTGTAGGGTGAACAGTTACCCAGCCCCAATAATTCATGTTTTGCTGAGTAAGATTGTAAGGATGTGATTTTCTGTTTCTTATAGTTCCATTTGGATTTATATGAATAAATTCACCATCTGTCATTATTAACCCATTTCCACTTTTATCAATAGTCGCTAACCCTTGAGGATATAAACTGTAAGGATTTAAAGGTAATTGAATAGTAGCTATATCCACCGCTTTATTGTCAATTACTCTTACTTGTCCGTTTTCTATGATGTAAAAAACACCGTGAAAAGGATCTGGATAAAAGTTTTTAAGATTATTTCTTAAATTTGTAGTAACAATAGGTGTAGTGAAGTTGTCCGATCTCCACCAAATACTATCACGAGCATAGAACCCATTGCCTATTTTATTTGCTCTTTTCCCCAAACCATAACCATGATAATAATTCATAATGTTGTCTGGTGAAATGTTTCCTAAATGTTGTAAACCTAAGTCGTTTATCCTCATTAGTTAGGCACCTCATTTAACAGTAAACCATTAGAATTGAATGTTCTTGTGTAAACGATTGTTTTCATTGGTGTTACACCATCTTGTCCGTATAACGTTTCTGTTCTTGTTCGATAGTTTAAGTCGCTATCTGGATTCGATAACACACTAACAGCAATCGTTACACCCGCACTATTTTTAAGAGTAACTTTTTTGAACTTATCATTTTGGTCCACATCTTCTTTGTAAACCGCTTTTGGTTGTCCTAATTCAATCAATGCGCCTTCTACATTATCAGATACATAGAGGTTATTGATATCGTCTAATTTGACATTCCTAGCTTGTGCGTTCATTTCAGCGAATAAGTTATTTACTATCCCACCTACGGTTACATCATTTCTTGTATCAATTATATTGTTTTGCACAATACTTGTAGCTCCAGCATTAATTGCAACAGTAGCAATCCCTAGTTCGTAAATGTCAGCATCACGTTGAACTGTAGGAGGCAAAGGATTACTTGCCGGTGTTCCTTTTTTAATAATTGTTTTTATTTCACGATCTATAAAGCTTAATTGAACTACTACTCTATCAATCCGATTTAAAACACCGTCTGCAACATCGTGTGTCAAAATCAAATCACTTGTATTTTTGTACATATAACCATTAATCCATGCTCTTCCGGATTTAATTGTAACGTTCATATTACCTGCATCTGCAATAGCTTTTAAATTCAGGTCGGAAGGAAAAAAACCATTCGTAATTAATGGACTAAAAAAATCAGCAAAATCCTCAGCTTTATATTCTCTATCCCATGTTCCATTTACATTTACAGCATTAAAAAAATATCCTAATTCAGCCATTATTTCACCGCCCTTTTTATTTTGTCTATTAAATTAGGAACATTTGACCCGAAATTTACTTTTAAACTAGTTCCACTTTTATTAACAGTTTCAATCACAGAAACGATACGAGTATGCAGTATGATATCTAAATCATCATTACGAATACTCACTTTATCTCCTAAAAAGTAATCTACACCAAATATATTGTTAGAATATAAGTCTACATCACTCTCAAAAGTAGTGATCTTTTGATATTCAGATAGTGCTTTTTCTCCTTCTGCTTTTAATAAGGAATTGTATTCTGTATCTGTAAGAGTTACTTCTTGGTCATTTTCATTTTTATATGTTTTTTTAACACTATTTGCATCAACAAACATTTCTATTCTGTCGAACCCACTAAGTTCATCATTAACAATTACTGTTCTTCTTGTTAATCCTTCTTCTTCACCTTCAACAATCGCTGTTGTGCGATAATCGCTATCATCCTCAACATAGTTTTGTTTAAGTACATTATCAGAGTCCTTTGAAAAGATAATATGTGGATTCTCGCTTTGTTCTGCGCTTCTGTCTGTACCTTTCCAAGTTGTATAAACAAACTTTTTATTTTCTAAATCAATAAATATATCCCAAGAACAATCATATTTATTACATAAATCATATGATAGATCATCTAAATGAACATTAGCAGCACTCTCAGTTCCATCTTCAAGATCGCATTTGTACTCGAAATCAACATCAAGATGAGGTATTTTCCTATTTTGAGTCGTATTAATAGCGTTGTAATAAATAAATTTCTTAATTACATATTCAAGATTATCTGTATATACTTGTTGACCTAAGACGATTCGACGATGTAACAATACATTGAATGATGGAGCTATGATTTGCAGTATACTTGATTGTTCATCTTCGTATTCTCTTCTTGGGATTACATAACCTCTAGATAAATCATTCGATTTTACAAGTATTCTACCTTTTTGTAATAAATCTATGTTCTCCTTATTGCCTTCCACACTTAGATAAAGATAGCTCATTTTTGTATAATGTAGCTCTGACTCAACCTGAATAAATTCATCAATCATTCCAAGATGATTAAGTTCCATATCAAATACGTATAATTCCACAGTCACACCCCCAATAATCGAGAAGTGAAATTAATTGATACTTCTAGGTTGTCTAAACCTTCATCTGCATTGTAACGGAAAAGATTATCTCCTATTTCCAACTGTAAAAATTTCGATGCTAGGTCTAACGTATTAAAAGCATTAGTTATCACGCCATTTCTAGTTAACTTTATAGTCTTTTTGCCACGATAAGTTGACACTTCAATTACATCTCCCGATAACATAGTGGTATTAATTTTCATTTGCTCATAGGTATTAACATTAACTAGGGACGGATTACTAAGAGTTCCCCTTGCACGAAAACGTATAATCATTCCGGTTGATTCTTGCCCATCATTTTTTACATTTACTATGAGTGATTGCTGTCGTTTTCCCATTGTAATACCTTTATCTTGTGGAATAATTAACGGAAAATGAAATGATGATTGCCACAAAGCTAAATCAATACTTTGAGCATTTTTTTTATAAAAATAAGGGTCATTTGAACTGAATTGTATTAACCCTTTTTGCCATTCATTATTGTTGTTTTCAAATCCTGTTGGGAATGATGGTGAAGCTTCTAAATTTGCATTTAAATAATACTCTTCACCACTTTTAGTTGTGAAATCTATACGCATAGGATTAGCTTTAGGATTGAACACTTTATAAGCTTCATTACGCTTTTCTTCAATCCACCAAGAATCAGTCATAGCTTTGTAAATAAAAAAAGGAACATCAAAGTCCCTATTTTCTAATTTTGTATTTTGATAATTAGATCCATCACCAGTTGATTCTGAATAATTAACTGAAGCACTTAGCCCACTCATGTCAAAATCATCTGGAATACGAAAATGGCGACCAAATGTAATTGAATCGCCACGAGAATTAGTTATTTTCATGTTTTTAATTATCATTTGATCACCACCTAATTAAATTGAAAAGCTAATCTACGTAAACTACGCTCATTTGCTCTTGCTATTTCGTTAGCGTTTGCTCCAGCAGTAACTTTGATAGTTGGATATACGTTTCTAGAGTAGTCATACGAATTCGAATTATAGTTTGTACTTTTTGATTCCATCATACCTTGGGCGCTACTAGCCAAACTACCATATGCACTATCAATAGCGCTCATTAATCGACTAGATGACTTTTCAACACCTAATATATATCCTTCGTTTGTATTTTCTCCAATTTCCTCAAATACACGGGAAGGTGAATGGGTATCTAATAATGATTTTGCTTTATCAATAACACCACCAACAACACCACTAATGGCTTCTATAGCTGCATCTTTCATGTTACTAATACCATTTATTAACCCTCTAATAATATTTTTACCAACTTCACCGAGATCGATTTCGTCGAATTTATCAACCATAGACTTAATTAATTTCCCGACTCCTATAATTAAATCAGGTATCATATCTACTAATCCTTCGATTAATTTCCCTACAATTTTAATACCAGCGCTCAAAACCTCTGGTAGGTTTTCCCATATCGTTTTTGTAATTGAAGCAATTAACTGTATCGTTGTTGCAACCAAGCTCGGTAATACCTTTATAATTCCATCTATTAAAGAATTAAGTAACTTCATACCTGAATCAATAATTTTAGGAAGATTATCAATAATCGTTTTTATTAAAGTGTCAAGAACTTTTACGGCTGTAGGTACAAGTTGCGGTAAAATTTTCAAAATCCCATCAATAACAGAATTAAGAATTTTAATACCTGAGTTAACAATTTCAGGTAACATGCCTACAATTGTTTCAACAATTGTTACAATTAAATCTAAAGCTGTATCAATTAGGCTAGGCAACATTTGAACAATTCCATCAACTAAAGATGTCAATATAGAAGCGCCCATCGCTATAATTTGCGGTAATAACGTTGTCGCTGTTTCGACTAATGCTGTAAACACGCCCACAATACCTTCAACGATGATTGGTAGGTTATCAGCGATACCTTGAATCAAAGAAGAAATAATCTGAACACCCGCTTCGATTATTAAAGGGTACATTGTTGCCGCTGTAGCTAACCACTGATTTATTAATGTAATCACTGTTTCGGTTATTTGTGGTAAGTTATTAGTGATTCCAGTTATCATATTTTGAATCATTTCTACGCCTGCTTGTATCATTTGCGGAAGAGTTGCTGTAATACCACCACTAAATAAATTCATTGCTGCTACTGCATCAAATGCTTTATTCGTCCAATCAAGAAACGCTACACCTAAATTCATAACCATAGTTACTAATGGCATTAAACGTTCCCCAAGTCCAGCAACTGCCATTTGCAAAGCTACCTGAGCAGAATTGTATTCAGTAATTGCAGCATTGGACTTTTGATATTCTTCATAAGTAGAAGCTAATCCAAGTTCGGCTAATTGTTGTAATACATAGTCAGTCTCAGTTCCATTTTTTTTGGCTTGAGCTAGCCCTGCGTTAAAAGTATCTAAACTTACTCCAGAACGTTCTAATAATTCGCCAAACTGACCAACCGCTTCACCTGTTGCGAATGTTTCCTGTAAACCGTCAGCAATCCCCTCTGTTTTTAACGTGTCACTAAAACGGATTGCTGCCCCATTAATTTCATCGATTACTTGGGACATCTGCTGGTCGTTAAATCCAGTTGCCATTAAGTTTGATAATGTTTCAACTGCTGAATCAGCCTCACCACTAACTGCCGCAACTTTAGCGAAGTTCTTCTCGATTCCTTCCATACTAAAACCTGCATTTAACGCATTGGCTTCGAGACGAGCTAAATCTGTATTTAATTCTGCTGAAGCCGCAACTAATCCACCAATTCCAGCAACTGCCGCAACTGCCGCACCGCCTAAAGCTTTAAATGCTGCTGATCCTCTTTTTCCGCTTTTTTCTGCTTCGTCTCCTAATTTCTCAACGGAATCAGTAGCTTTCTTTATGTCTTTATCATCCGCTTTTAAATCCGCATCCGTTTTAGATACTTCCTCTAGTTTTCCTTTTAGGCTTTTAAGTGATTGTTCGGTATCTGAAACCTCTCGTTGAAAGGCACGATACTGTTCAGCAGATATATCACCTTTAGCAAATTGAGCATCTACTTGCGCTTGTGCTTGTTTTAAGGTATCGAGTTTTTTTGTAGTAGCTTCTACATTTTGTGCTAAAATTTGTTGTTTTTGAGCAACTAGTTCTGTATTACCTGGGTCAAACTTTAACAGTTTCTCTACTTGTTTAAGTTCTTTTTGCAGACCAATAGATTCACTGTTTACATCTTTTAAGGCACTTCCTAACTTGGTTGTATCTGCTCCTAATTCAATCGTAATTCCTTTTATGTTCCCTGCCACACTTTGTTCACCGTCCTTTTAGACAAAAAGAAAAAGGACGTGATTAACGTCCTTTCAATGCTTCAATATCAGCTTGTGTAGCTTTTCTCTTCTTCTTTCTATTTGGTTGCTGTAAGTAAGTAAATTCCGTTACATAATCTAAACACATACCAACAGACATGTATTCCATATCATCAAAAGATAAACCGCTTCTTCGGCACAAAAGTAAATATGTTTCTACTGTTATTTGTTCACTTTCTGATGATTCTTTCGGAATATCTACTTTTTTTTAGATTGCAATGTATTGATTAATAATCCTTTTAATTCGGGGACAATCTCAAACATTGGGAATGAGTCAAAACTATCCAACCACTCCATAGGCTCAGGAATAGTTTTATCAGCTGTTTTTGCCCACACCCACGCAAGATTGTAAAATAAATCAAAGTCGATTAGCTTTATATCTTCTGGAGTAATCTTTTTCTTTTCGGTTAATTTACGCATTGACATAATATCCGCAAAAAAGTCACGTCCAAATTGATGTTTATAGCGTAACGGTGCTGCACCTGTAGATTTAAATTTTATTTCCTTACCATCAATAATTAATGTTTTTTCCATCTGATTACCCCCCAACCACTTCATCTATTGGCTCAGTAACAGCATTATAAAAAGCATCATAAACGGAAACAGGTGTAGTATCTCCAGTAACAAACTTTATCCACCCATCTGGACGTGGTGTTGCTTTAAAGTTTAATTCAACGGTATTTACCTCAGTGGAATCTTCTTTTGTTTTTGAAGAATTACCAGGACGAGAAACCGTTACATCATAATAAACAAACCTATCGGCTTTAATGTCAGCATCAATTTCAAATAATAATGCAATTCTTTTAATTTTTGCGTTTGCATTTTCAGCTAAACCACCATTAACAACAGTTTCTCCTAATACATCAACTCTAAATGATTGTGGAAGCTTCGCAAAACTGATAGTACCTTCATATCCTTGATTAGAACTTGCTTCATAATACACGCGGTTATCAGCAAAAAATGATGATGATTCTCCGGCAGGATCCGTTGTTAATTCAACTGCACCAGGAATAGCAACTGGTGTAGCATACGTATAAACTCCTGCATCTCCTTCTGTAATAACAGCATAATGAACATTAGATAATCCAAATGTTACTTTATTTTCTGGCATATACTAGCCCTCCTATAATTGTATTTCGTATATTCTTTGAAACACGTTTTCACTTTCGATAAATGTTTCGATAGTTTGATAAGGTATTTCATGATCATCGAGCAACCGCTCTAGTGTTTCTTCAGCAACTAAATCTTTTTTACTTGTATATAGTTCAATATCAATGTTTGGTGTTTTTCTGTACACTTTGTTATCTGCAATGAAATTACTTGAATAAGCTTCTTTGTAACAGATAAAAGGTGTTTTCTGAGCAGTTGAGAAATGAGAATAAGCCACTGGGTATCCAGTAGATTTTAAGATTTTTGTTAATTCATTTAGTTTCATGATGTTTCGGCCGCCTTTTTAATCGCTAACTCAAATTTAATAATTGCGTTATGTTCAGCTGGCCTTATATGAGCACGACCTGGAACTCTAGGACCTCCACCAACTCTGGCATGACCTTTTTCAAGTAAATGAGTTAGTTGGTAGTCTGTTTTATTGTGGATGATATACCTTTGACCATCTTTTTTATATGTCCATCCATCTCTATATCTACCATTTCTTGCACCTACTGGGGAATTTCTTTTTATATCTTGAACTAGTTCTTTTGTGATTTTTAAAGCAGCTTCATCTGATTTACCAGCGAGTGTTTTTGTATAACGATCTAATTCCATTTTTAGTGCTTTATCAAGGTTATCGATACCTACAAGTTTAGCCACCGGCCCTCACCTCGCAATAGAGCTCAATATTTTCGCCTTTTTCGTAAGTTCTATAGATTGAGTAAGTTTTATTTTTATACATTAACTTAGTCTCTTCCTGATAATCTAATAATCTAATGATGAACTTATAAGCTGGTTTAATTCCAGTTTGTCCACCATTAAAAAATTCTGATTGTCCTATACTTTGCTTATCACAAAATACTCGCCTTAATGTTTCCACTTCTATTTCTTGAGAAAGATCATCTTCTTCAATTCTGATTGAAGCTAATTCTAAAATATCACTGAACAACATTGTAATCACCACATGTTGCAAGATGTATAACTTGTGATTTAAAGCTTTCTGTATACTTCTCACTATCTTCATTAACTAATCCAAAATTAGCTTTGCTATAAGTTATAACTGCTCGAATAATTAATGGGTCTGTTTCATTAATTACATTCACACCACTTATTTTCATATCTAGTTTACAAGCTTCTATTAAATCAGTGATTTCATCATCTAATTGATCGTGACTTATTCGTAGTGCCTTTTTAATCTTCTCCAACATTTGCTTCACTCGCTTTCTTACGAGTACGCTTCACCGTTTTCTTTTCTTCTTTCACTTCTAAGGTGGATAACTCTTCATTAGCTTTAATAAAGCCCATTTTTTCAAGCTCCTTCACCCTATCTACGTTAATAGATTCAAAAAAAGAACCAGAAGCAAGATACACCTCTGATTCTTTGTCCACAAAATCAATTAATACTATATGTTTCAATTAAATCCCTCCTTACGCTGAAGGTGCAATGATAGAGAATGCTTTTTCATGTGTAACGTTACCATCAACTACTGTGTAAGCAGAGAAACCAGTTTTACGAGCTTTGATATCACGAGTAGATTCTACAGAAAGAGCTTCGTTCGTGTTAACTACATAACCTTTCGCATTACCGATAATTACAGTACCATCAGGAACAGCACTATCAACTTTAACTGGTACACCTAATACTCGACCAACTCCACCAGCAGTTGTGTCAGTGATAAATAAAGGACGTTCTGTTGTGTCTGTAATATTCGCTAGGTTATTCCATACCGTTGCGTTTGAAGCATACATTACCGCGCTTGATACGTGTTTAGCACCTAATTTTGACATAGCAGCTGTTAAATCTTTATAACCAATACCAGTTGCAGCAGTGTAATCAGTACGTTGTGCAGTTACTGAAGCTAATGCAGTTAATACACCAGTCATTTCTTTAACGCCATTTCCGCTAATTGATTGACGACCTAATTCAACACCAACACGTTCAACGATTTCACCTTTCAAGTACTCAAGGAAAGCAGAAATTGACATAGATTCAACTTTGAATGATACTTCGATATACTTCGCGATCTCTTTACCACCTAAAGAAATTTCTACGAAAGTATTTTTCTCTACTTCTGTAGCTTCTGATTCTAAGTAAGCTTTAGCATCACCAGCAGTGATTGCAGTGTGCTTAGGTAATTTAAGTAAACCTGTTACTTGGAATTTACGAGCATCTGCAAAGAATGGTGCTTGTGCTTCAATTTCAGTAATGATTTCATTTAAAGTAGTAGCTGGAATCATTACACCACTATTTAAAGTAGTGTGGTTGTTCATTTCCATGAATATACTATTTTCTTGAGATGTTAACTCTTGTCCCATTAAAGTTTTAGCAAACGCATTAGTGTAAACCACTTCGTTTGGCAATACATTAGTTTGGATATTTTCCATCTGTTTAGCTCCTTCAACTTGAATTGATTTATTTTCTAAATCCAAAACAACTTTATTCTCTTGCAACGCTTTTAAATTCGCATTTGCTAGTTTAGCAGCTTCGATTTCATTATCTAGCTCTTTTACTTGAGTTTCGATTGCATTAAATTCTTCAATTTTACCTTCGTTAATTAGTGCTTCAGCGTTTAAAAGTAATTCAGAACGTTTGTTTAATAATTCTTTGATTTTATCCATTATTTCCACCTCGTAATTTTAAAAGTTTTAATTTAGCTTGCATCAATTCATTTTGTTGCTTATCTTCTTTCTTTCGATCACTATCCATTAACTCAGTTATCTTTGCTATAATTTCATCATTTAGCACAATACCACCAAAATTAGCGACAAACTGTCCACTAAGTTGTTTATTTTCATCAAACATGATTTCATCTACAAAACCGTGTTCTAAAGCTGTATTCGCATTGAACCACGTTTCATCATCCATTAACTTTTGTAATTCTTCATCTGTTTTATTCAACTTAGTTTTATAAGCATTAATAATAGATTGATTAGCGCTTTTTAATGTGTCTGATATGTGTTCAAAATCTCTATAATCTCCACTACCGTAAGTTGATACATTATGAATCATCATTTGTGCAGTAGGTGAAATAAGAATTTTATCTCCAGCCATTGCAATTACCGATGCAGCAGACGCAGCCAAACCAACAATTTTAACTGTTACATGTCCTTTATAACTTTTTAATACTGTGAAGATTTCAGAACCAGCAAAAACATCTCCTCCACCTGAATTAATGATCACTTCTACTTCTTCATTAGTTGTAGGTAAAGAATCAATTACACTTTTAGGACTAGTAGCATCTATTCCAAACCAACTATAAAATTTAGCTGTAGAATCATTCACTATTGTTCCTTTGATTTGTATACTTTTCATCTATTCACCCCCCTTCACCGTCTGAAGTTTGATTACCAGCTACACCTAAATCAAGACGATGAATGTATTCATCTCCACCTTCAATAGGAGCCATATGGAATACTGCACGACCTTCATTTCTATTTAAGTAACCTCTATCAATACCACTATTCACATATTGCATTTTCGTTTTTAATGAAGCGAATGATAAATCAGAAGCCTCAAACATGATTTTGTTTCCAAATGCTCTTTCTTTACGAGTAAATAATTTTCTACTAAACAACAAAGATAGTTGTAATACATCTGGTTCAATATTAGATTCATAGTATGAAATCCATTCATTTTCATCGTAACTAGCTTGTACAATCTTTTCATTCGTATTAAAGAATGAGTAAATTCGTTGTAATGTCTTCTGCATCTGATTTTCGTTTGGAACGTAATCTTTCGGTTCTACTTGTTCAGCATCCATTTTTGCATCAGTAGCTGCAGCTCCAATAGATTCTGATTCACTAGATAGAAAATCATCCACGAATTGTTTCGATTGAGCTTTTAAATCCTCTGGTCTTAATGTTTGATTGAATTTAAGCAACCAGCGAATAACATTGGAGTTTTTGATAGCTTTAACAATACCTTGGTCTGTTGTATTCACAATTTCCATTAACGGAGCTAATGAATCAGCGTTACTATCACCAAAGAATTGATTTTCGTTATAATCTTTCCCTAAATGCATTACATCTTCATGCTTAAAAACGACTCGTTTACCACCTTTTAAATCGAATCGGTAATACAAATAACCTCGTTCGTCTGTTATCACTTCCACAGAAGAACTATTGATTGGATATAAATTGATTGGATAACCATATTCATCACGTTCAATAAAGATAAAAGCATTATTATTTAGTTCAAGTTGTGTAATGGTTCTCTCAAGTAACTGTTGCATTGTCATATACGGATTAGGTTCTTCTAATAAGAAACGCATATAAGGCTCTGGGTTGACTTTTATACCGTTTTTATCATTTCTTATATGTTTGGCTACTGTTTTACCAATCGCACGCACCTTAGGACGAATAGCAGAACGTACAATATCACTTTTATATATGTTTCCATTCCACGCAAAAAAACCGTTACCCTCATCTGTAATCATTTTATATTTCGATACAGTGACAGAACGGTTTTTAAATCTGTTGAGTATTCCCACTATCTCACCTCCTTTAAATAATGTTTGTATACTCGTTATATTTTTCTTGAAGAATAACATATGCATTCAATAACGCAGCAGTACCATCTATCCTTCTCCGTTGATTATTAGTTTTAGAAGGTTGTATATTTAGATTCTTATCAACTTCAATAGCAGTATTACTTAAACACCATTTATCAATAGGATTATTATTGTAATTAATGATTTTCGCTTCTAAATCAGCGCCTAATTTGCGCATTGGAATAGATAATGTCTTTTTACCTTGAATAACAGGTATCATTGCTTCTTTACCAAAGTTATTTTCCATTTCCTCAACCCAATACTTCGCACTCCAAGCATCATAACCAATCCAAGGAATATAAATATCTAACTTGTTTTGAACCTCTAAAAACCACTCTGTTACAAATTTGGGATGAATAGAATTACCTGGTGTCGTTCTTAACAATCCTTGCTCGTGCCATAAATCATAAGGTATTTTATCTTCTTTACTTCTTTGTTCTAATAGGTCCTCAGGTAACCAATACATTTGGACAACATAAACTGTTTTATCGTTTGGAAGCATAAAAATAACCTTGGCTGCGGTTAAGTCGGTTGTAGAAGATAAATCCACACCACCTATTCCATACCTAGGTTTTAGTTCTGCTATATCAAAAGTAGCTTTATTATTTAATTGTTCGAACGTTAACCATGCTTCACTAGATGTTTCCCGAACATTGAAGTCTTTTGTTAATAAGTTCTTAACCAAAAGAGAATTTGCTTTTGCTTTATTAACCTTTGTTTCTAATTGATCAATTTTCTTTATTGTTCCTAGTCCAGGATTAGCTTTTTTCCAATTAGAAGGTTCTGTCCACTCTTCCCTTTTATCTAATTCATAAATGATAGGTAAAAAGCGATCATCTTTATACCCGTTTTCATCATCAAATCCATTTAGTAACATTTCAGCTTCTTCATACTTCATATCATATACAGATTCACGAATAGTTCCTGCTGTAGTTATCATAAATATCATTGGTTGCTCACGAGCTGAAGTTCCATCGACAATAACATCATATAAATTCTTGTCTTTCCAAGCGTGAATTTCATCCATCATTGCTCCATGAACATTAAGACCATCTAATGTTTCAGAATCAGAACCAAGTGGTTTAAATGATGCATCAAACGCATCTGCTCTTAATTCACTGACTAATGGCTTAATACGTTTTCTAAGTATAGGAGATTTATTTACCATTCGTTTGGCATCTATCCAAACTAGTTTAGCTTGATCTTTTTTTGTTGCAACAGCATAAACTTCTGCACCTGGTTCACCATCAGCAACCATTAAATATAAACCAATACCGGATGCAATTGTTGACTTACCATTTTTACGCGCAACTATTAGTAAGATTTCACGATATTTGCGTGTTCCGTCTATTTTATGAATAAAACCAAATGATGCAGCAATAAAAGCTTTTTGCCACAGTTCCAATTCTATTGGTTGTCCGCCCCATTTACCTTTAGAATGTTTACAATAATTTTCTATAAACTCAATAGCATGATTAGCTCGTTGATTACTATATTCATATTCACATTTCTCGTCATAAATATCAGATACAAGTTTTTTATAGATACGCTTTACTTTATTCGAAACTATCACTTCTGCAGATTCAATTCGGGTATAATAATCAATTATTGGATTGTATACTAATGGATAGCGCTTCATCTATTCATCACAAATGATTCAAAACCATCATCTTCAGGAACTTGTATATCCTTTGGAAAAAGTCCAATAATTTCTTTCATGACTGTAGTATATCTTTGTATCATTGCGTTATAAGTAGTAACTGCTGGACTAGCTCTCAATATGGAATACTCACCTTGTTCCATTTCGTCAATTGGTCCATTCTTATTAATATCATCTTTTAACTCATTTAGCGTAGCTCTCATAAAAGCAGCTTCTTGAATTAACCCTTCTACTGCTGATTTTTTATTTTCCTCTAAATCTTTAAAAAGATCGTTAAGTCTTTTTATCTCTTTTTTAATTGCTCGTTCTTTAGGAAGAACTTTTCTTGTTGTCATAAAAAACACCACCTTTTTTTGTGAAATCGCTGAGTTTTTGGGAGGGGGGCCTTATAAAAATGACCTGTGTATTCCTCGAAGGTCCCCTCTCGGTCCCCGTCAGGTTAAAATAAATTAATTTTAAGGGGGGCTATGCTAATTCTTTTTCTTTATAAATAGTTACGTTTGTTATTGGACGAGTTATTCTTAACCATCTTCTAGCAGTTGGATAATATTTATATGGATAATCACATTCTATAGTTGTAACGGTTCCATTTGTTACTTTACAAACAACCTCAAATTCTTTCATACTCCTTCACCAACCTTTACAAGATTACCTTCCTTATCAAACATCACATCACTACGAACTGGACTATACTTCTCATGATGTTCTTTGTTATGACAATCCTGACATAAGTATTCAAGGTTATCATGATTAAGAGATACATATGGATCATCAATGTTATTAGGTGTTAAGTATTCTTTATGATGTAGTATCTTACCTGGTTGCTTACATCTCTCACATAATCCATGCACCTTGCTAATATAACTATCTCTACACTGTCTCCATGCTTTGCTTTTATAGAATCTCTTAGCCCATTCTTTTGCCATTACTTGTTCATCCTCATAATTACTTTTTATCTACGTTATGTGACATTGCTATTTTGTTCTGTATTTATGGTTATAGTTGAAGTTTGTGTAGTTAATATGGATATGTCCTAAATCTAAACTCCAATCTAAACAAGAATGTTTTGGATTGCCTTTCTTAGCTCCATTAGTATGAATACCCCATCTACGTTTGATATTAATATGATGGTCATTTCCGTATTCTTCAAAATTCTGTTTGCGAATTTGTTTGAAATTAAGGATAGAAAGATTTTTATTACCCTTATCAAACCACCAATCAAGTAATTGATATTTAAGCATTACTTCACTCCTTCACATAATGTGTCTTAGCAAACACATCCAACATTGTGTCGCTATTTGAATTATCTATATACTAGATTTCTCCTTCACGTAATCTTTTTCATCACAATAAGGTAGTTTCACTTCTTTACATAGCTCAAAGAATAAACATGTTTTACATATTTCTTTCTCTTCACAATCCATCTTTCTTCCTCCAATATCTTGAATTTAATCATTATCATTTATTGTTTAGCTATTTGAATTATCTATATACTAGATTCTGTATAATTCACTAGGTTTGAAAAATCCTTTAATATCAATAGTTATAAGCACATGAATTTTACAATTACACAATACTATTTTGTAGCTAATTGAAAAAAGCATTAAAATAAGGTTTAAATCTTATACTTTGTTTGATAGGCGTTTAAGCTGTCTTGTTGAATACCTATATAACGAAGTGTTTCTTTCTGATCTGTATGGTTAAACATCATTTGCAAAGCAACGACGTCTTTAAATTGCTGATAAAAATGATAACCATATGTCTTTCTAAATGAATGGGTACCAATACGCTCTAAATCAAATTCCTCTGCAACATCTTGAAGAATCTTATAAGCCATACCTCTCGTGATTGGTTTATTCTTACCATTCCTACTTTTAAAAAGAAACTCATATTTCGGTTTACCTTTAACATATTCCCTAACAGCTTTCTTTAACTCTGTAGGCATCTTTACTTCTCTTGTTTTTCTGGTTTTTTTCTCACGTACAAAAACATTCCAACCTTGAACATCTCTTACTCTTAAATTAAGAATGTCTGAAATCCTAAGACCAGTGTTAATTCCAAAAAGAAAAAGGATATAGTTTCTTTCATTATTAGCTTTTAGATATTCTTTTATCTCTTGAATAAGTTCCTTATCCCTTATTGGTTGTACAAGATTCACAGACACTCACCTCTTTAAGTAGAAACCATTGTTCTTTATTTATCTTTTTCCTATTTATTCACTCTAAACCGCCCACCTAAAACGCAACACGTATTCACTATTAGTTGATTGTTATTCGTTTAGATGAACAGTTTACAAAGAATAAAAAATAAGAGCCGCCTTTTATTGACGACTCTTTCTATGTGCAGGATATATATTTCATGGCTTATCAAATTATAGAATTATCACTAAATGAGATTTTCTATAATTACATTTTATTACATACAAATCAAGATGTCTGTATGTTGACAGTAGGTTCTTTAATCCTTACTCTAGTTGCAACTTCTTTAATATATTGATAGCTGTAACCTAATTCATCCGATATTTGTACTAGTGTTTTCCCTTCAATATACCTGTTGTAAAACACCTTATATTCTAAGCCTTGATATTTGTTCAATTGTATCTTCAAGTGATTCGCTCGTTCTGTTTTAACTTGTAATTCCTTTTCCATTTGCTCTATTTTATCTGATAACTTATCAGTTCGCGCTGCTGCATTATCAAGAGGAACTGTATTATTTAATCTACCACCTATCCACCATTGCTTTTGTTCTCTTCTTGATAATTCAATTTGCTCAGTTAATATATCTATATCCAAAAGCAGATCACTATATATTTGAAAAGTATTCATCTGATCACACTCCATTTGTCAAATCTCTCTTAGCATCTTTATATCCCTTGTCATATGCTTGTCCTGAAAAAATCCCAATTGTAAATATGCCAATGATTACACCAATAAGAAGATATACAATGTTTAATATCATTACTTCACATCCTTAAATAATTTCTACTTCAACTCTAGGATGTTCACTATAAAACTTATTAACTGTTAAACTAACAATCCTATTATCATCAATCCATACAACACCGTTTAAGCCATCTAAAATTCCTTTGATGTAATTATCAATATCAGGCTTAGTTATTGGTCTTATTCGTCCTTCTACAGCTTCTAAACGTTTCTTTTTGGTGAATGACTTAGGAATGCTTTTATAAACATCGATTACTAACCTAACTTCTCTATCTAGTGGTTCAGAGACATGACGTTTTGCCACGCTCTGAACTAGTTTTTTATAGTTACGACTCTTAGCTGGATCATATACTCTAGCATGTCCATTTATTGTTGAAAATCTAGGTCTACCTTGTGCAACTGGTTCACCTTCAATGATTAATTTCAATATCCGTTCTCCTGACGTTCGTGATTAATTCTATTTTTCTCGTAATAGGCTTGTTCAATTTCGTTCCACGAAAATCCCAGTTTTTTGCCTAAATCAATAACATTAAATAATAACCAGTAATATTCGTCAGTTTCTTCGTCCATTATTAAATCATTACATCTTTTGATAAATAGCAGAAAAGTGTTTAAAATATCAAACTTCTGATACATCCATAAATCATTTTTTAATTCACAAAAATTAATATTTGTGTATTCATAATTCAAACCAATTTCTAAAACAATTGTTAAAATATCGGTGTATTCTTCTAAAACTCTATTTTTTTCTTTTCCTTCTTTACCTAAACCGTTGCATAATGAACACTCATAAAATGCATCATCACCATAATCTAAATAAACGCCTTTTCCATCACATTCTGAACAATCCACAATAACGTATTTAACAGACTCTTGGTTATTACTCCAATACTTATGACCTCGCCATTCATTCAAACATTCACCAATTTCACTAATTAAAGCAGCAATGTCTTTTCCAAACTTATCTTCACCTTTATAGCCGATGTGATCATGAAGTTTTTTCTGAGCTTCAAACATCTTTTCTAAATTCATCTAGCCTTACCTCCATTTCCAACAATGCTTCATTCCGATATTCTGATTCTCGGGCCAAACAATAAAGTTGGCCCAATGTACATTTTTTAAGATTCATTGATTAATCCCATTCATCCCATTGTTTATCCATAAATTCACCAGCACGATTAAATGCTCTAAGTTGAAGAAATGTCGATACAGCAGCAGTAATAGTTAAACCAATCGCTACACCAAACGGAATCGAATAATTAACACTTAAATTGAAAACCTTCCCGATAACCAAATAAACTCCAAAAGAAACACTAGTAAATATCACAAATCTAATTACTAAACTTATAATTACTTGAATTAACAACATCGCTTTCATTTCTTTAAACATATTTATCTCTCCCTAATTTTTAAAAATTTTTATATTTTTTAGAACGGTAAACCATCCGAACCTATATCAATTGTTTGCCCACCATTAGCAAATGGATCATCGTCAACTCGTGTATAACTGCCTCTATTTGAGTTATTTTGTCTTTGTTGAGTATTTGTATTAGATTCATTGTTTTGACCTCTAGGCTCTAAAAACTGAACACTCTCAGCTACAATTTCAGTAACGTAAACTTTTTTCCCGTCTTGTCCATCATAATTACGTGTTTGAATACGTCCATCTACTCCAGCTAAACTACCTTTCTTTAAAAAGTTAGCTACGTTTTCTGCTGGCTTTCTCCAAACTACAATGTTTATAAAATCTGCTTGTTGTTCTCCTTCAGATTTAAAGTTACGATTTACAGCAAGTGTAAATGTAGCAACAGGCACACCATTTTGTGTATATTTCAACTCTGGATCTTTTGTTAAACGTCCTACAAGGACCACACGATTCATCATATATTTATTCCCCTTTAAAATACCCACATAGGTATTATTTTAGATATTGTTATAGTTTTGTTACGCATCATCTACGTAATGCGACACCATTATTTGTTTTCTACTGGTGGATGGAAATGAATTTCTCCCATTCCTTCGAATCCATATCCGAATGACTTCGAACCCCTTTTATTTCTTCTATGCTCTTCCTTAAGATGCTGAAATACCGCTTTAATAGCTTCGTCTGTAACATCCTTTCTGCTATCGTTCATGATGCTTGGATTTTTCTTGTTGATAGTACCTGCATATATTTTGTTACCTAATCCACTTACACGTAATACTAAATTTTTCATATTCTCCACTCCTTCATTTACTTCATAATATGTGTCTACTATGAAACTCTTGTATTTATTTAAAATGAGGATAATCCTCGAAATCTGGTATATGTTCATCTTGCGAAGCTGCGTACTCTTCTTTGGTTAAATTCCAGCACTGCTTACACATCATTCCACTATCGCCCATGAATGGTGACGGCCGCAATTTATCCACGTATTCACCGCAATAATCACACTCTTTTTTACCGATACAATTCTTACACCATACCCCGCCCTCAACATCTAGCTCAAATTCATCTTTTTCAATATCGACTTTTTTATTGCATACAAGACAATGTTCAAGTTGATCACTTACTTCTGAATAACGAGCATCATACAATCTACTTAATTCTTCAACATATGGAGTTACATCAACCTTTTGCAAATATTTAGTAAGAAAAGAGCCACTAAATCCTTCTAAAAAAACAAGCTTCTGCTCATAAACTCCTTGACCTTCACAATTTATATATTCATCAGTCTTACAAGCCCATAGTTTGCCATTATAATGTTCAGCTTCACCACAAGTATGCATAACGACTATATCGCCCTTCTTAAGCATCTTTCTTCCTCCCCTATTTAGATTTCAAAATCCTATATGCAACAGCTAAAGCATCTCCCATCGCATAAACTTCAGGTATTAAATATTTGTATTTATCATGTAACTCCTTATCGGCAAAGTATAAAGACCTCCAAATGTCATCTCTACCAGTTAGATGTTTACCGAAAAGGTTCTTAGTATAGGCATCTTGAAACACTTTAAATTCAGGGTTCCTGAACATTGCCCATATCTTTGTAATATGCCTTCTATGGTGCCATGCTGTATATGTTTCAATAATGAGCATTGCAAAAGCACGATTATTATTCATTCTCTCAAGTAGTTCAGTCTTGAACTGTTTCCGGTTCTTTTTGTATTTATTTTTTAATTGGCTCATTTGTTACCTCCATTTATTTAGGAAACATATTACAAATTGTGTTACACATAATATGTCTTTTGTTCATGATAACTTCTTTTTTTTTAAACTAATCACAAAATTACCACGTATAATACACAAATAATTAAACTATTGATTATCAAATTCAATGTAATTTCCTGCTAATAATAAAGAGGGAGTTAAATATGAAAAACCCAATTATCTATATATCTTCAGTAATAATTTTTGTCTTGTTTTTAATTTTTCTTCTAACTTTTCTTAATAGCGTGGCCATAATACTGATTATTCTAACTTCTTTATTTGTTACAAATGGATATATGGCACTTAAATACAATGATGACCTTTATTTTATATGGATTTTTATTTCCTATTTATTTTTAATTGGTTATATATTGGTTTTTGAGGACCTATGGAAATCTATTTTGGGCTTGATTTATATTTATTATTTCTCTTTTCCTTGCTTCACATAATCTACGTTATAGGACTTTCAATCATTCATTTCTTCACTAATATTCGCACTAATAACGATGCCAAATTGCTTCCCTTGTTCTATAGCTTCATCGATTGTTTCAGCTTCAAATAAATAACCAAATATATTACCTTTACTTTTTTCTACTGACACATTCCAAACCATGCACTTCATACCCCTTTCTTCACATAATTGGTCATATGTTTAACGAACTGCTCACTAGTCTTGAAATACTTCAAAACGGTACTTCTGACCTGTTGGGTTTTCTTTACCATCTTCAACAAACGAAAGGAATTCTTTTTTAGGTCTAACCAACATATGGTTATCACCGTATAAAGCGTGATAAACCACCATTTCTTGCATATTTTCAGAATGCCAAGCTTCACCGATAACATAATACAATCCACCTTTAAAGTGTCTATATAAACAGTGTTGCACTACTTCCCTCAATTTTTTCCCTCCTTCACAGTTTATGTCTACTATGAAACTTAATAATCTTTTGTATCTATCAAACAAAACAAAATATACTAGACACACATAAATAAAATGGTATAATTTTCTTATCCCGTAATGTTTAGCAGTTCCCTGGGCTTGCCCGGGAAAGGCAATCAACATTAGGGAGGTGGATTTATGGAGTTCCACTTAAAATTCTCCAACAAGGCGCTTAAAATCCTTTTAGGGTTTGTCTTGGCAATAATCGCTTTCTTCCTCTAGGAAGAGAGCGTTTTTGTTTTATCCGTGTTCATTCCTCCCCTATTTAAAATGATTAATCATACTCAGGATTAGTGATTTCTAATTCGCAGTTATCTTCATCAATAATCAATTTAGCCCCACTTACATAAATCTTAAATAATGTTTCTTCGAGACCGTGAAGACCATACATTACAGCCTTAATATCAAAATCTTGAATTAAACGTTTTCTACTGTACTCTTCGTCGTTGATCTTAACTGAGTACAATTCACCTTCTTTACTTACGTGCAATCTATACTTACAAGAATATTCGCTAATATCATTTCGTGCATCTAGCCCTATCCAGTATGAACCGTAAGGATCATCTACATGAAGTGTCATTTCGTGGTATTCATCATAACCGATTTCGTCTAAATCCTTGATTTCCTCAGCTAGTTCCTCAACCAGTTCTGACAATTTGTATTCACGCTTTGTATCAGTTAACAATCCCTCAATTTGATTTTTGACTTGTGCAACACCTTGATTTGTAATTTCATCGTCTAGCTTATCTTTAATAGCTTTTAAAATTAAATGATTATAAGATGATAGATTTAAATCTTTGAAATTAATTTGTAGAGCTTCTTTTGCTGTGTTTTTAAGCTCCTTAGAAAAATCACTCCAATTACCAAACAAGTCTTTTACAATATCATTAACAGTTGAAGCAACATGTTTATCAACAATCTCTTGCACCTTTCCCTCAGACTCCATTTTTGCCAAACTAGCAACGACCATTTTATTTAAATCCATGATTAATCCTCCTCGTTTTTTAGTAACTAAATATAAATCGTATTTCGCATAATAAATATTCAACGTTTTACTTAAACTCAAATACTTCGCCATTACCGACCAAAACACCATGGCGTTTACTGAACCTATTCTCTTGCTTAACCATTTCTTTATCTACACCAGATTCAAAAATAGTAATAGCAACCAATCTTTCATGATCAATCGAATGATAACCTTGTTCTAGCACTCTCCTAATCATTTATTGACCAACTCCTGTAAATCATCACGAACTCTCATTCTATAAGTACGCCCACCATGTTCATAAGCAATTTTCCGAAGATCACCTAATGATTTATTCAGATTCTTTTCAGAAGGCTTTTGAGGAAATTTGTTTAATTCCATAATTGGCTTTAATAGTTCTAATGTATCCTTAACTTTCCTACGTTCATTTCTGATACGTTGTAAATCTTTACTATACTTATAACCTTCAGAAGCATTGAAAGCCTTAAATTCGATTAAATGAAGTAAATCTTGTTGTTCTAACTCTAACTGTTTCAAATCTTTTTCTAACTGCTCATACTGACGAGGAAAATTAACATATACATCACGAACATGTTTAATCGCTGATTCAAAATCCATTTACAGCACCGCCTTTAACGCTGCTCGTAATGTTACATTCTCTTTATGCTTTTCCTCCATCATGCTTCTAAGTTGATTATTAGTACTAGTTGATAACTCTGAATCACGAATGTAAGAACGAACGTTTTCTTGTAATCTATGATTCTCTGCTAATAGATCTTGATTTTCAGATTTTAAATCGATTATTGTATCTGCACTTTTAGATAATTCGTTCTCAGTATCTCCAGCAGCATCATGCAACTGCTGTCTCTCTTCTTCTAAGTCAAAAACGAATTTTGATAATCTATTTAATAATTCAGGATTAACTTCGATGCATTTATTGATTTCATTTAATAACTCTAAGTACTCAGTATTTTTATTAGTCACATCAAACACTCCTTATTTATCAATATTTCTTCGTTTCTTACGCTCACCGATATAAATACCTGCATTTCTCCATCGTTGTTTTTTAGACGCTAATTGTTCGCGTGTTACTCCGAAGTATTCAGCAATCTCTATTTCATTTCGAAATTTATCTCTAACCTCGTTATATTTCTCAGGAGTGATATGAGATAAATCATGCTTCAAAACCTTTCCAAACCACGCTTTAAGTAATTCATTAAATTCTTTTGGTTCCATTCCTACTGCTTCAGCAATAGCTAACTTAGGCACACCATCTTCAATAAGTAATTCAATCTCAGATTTCTTTAGGAATTCACCTTTTTGAAGTATGGCTGGCAATCCACTAGTCGTTGACCACATTGTTTCTACTTGCAAAATCTCTCACTCCTTTTAACTTTCCTTTACGGCCACGATCTAGAATTAATATTGCAACTTCATCAATACAGCGATTAAACTTTTCAGCTAACTCAAAAATATTCATTCCAGCATTAAAGGACCGATCAAACTCTTTAACATCTCTTATATCCCAATTCCAATTCAATTCTTCTTCATCAAGAGGTACATAAACACCTATACGCTTATGTACCATATGAGTATCTTCAATGTGACTAATTGCCATTGTTTCAATAGTTACCGGACTTTTCACAATTATCACCTTAGTTTAGTATTTTTCTTGCAACTCTTTCATTAGGGCTTCTGCTTCTGCTTCAAAGTCAGGATTATGTTCCTCTGTTGGAGTACTGTTATTTTGGTTTTTAAGCCAATCTGGAACGATTTCTTGACGTTGATATCCTCTACTTGGTTTGTTCTGTTTATCTCGCTTGCATTGAACTACAAGTCGGTCAAATTGATCTCTTAACTTGTCCATTGATAAGATGTTCCCCTGCCAAAAAGAATCGTTTTGAGACCAATTTATAAGGAATTTAATTTGTTCTTCAGTTCGTTTATCTCGTTCCATCATCAATCTAACTGTATTAGCCCATTTTTGAAGATTAGGCTTTTTATGTTCTGGATTGTTTTCTAGTATTCTTTGAAATAAGAAATTAGCTAATTGAAAATAAATTGACGACTCGTCATAAGCTTGCTTATGATTTATATCTTTTTTATTATCATTATTTTCATTGTTATCATTATTAACATTATTGTTTGTGTCTTTTTGTGGTTCTTTTGTGGTCTCCTTATGGTTCTTTTGTGGTTCTTTTGTGGTTTCTGAATTTTGATAATCGCTGTAGTGACATATGGTTAAGGTGGTTTTTTTCTTGTCTGTTTTTTTAACAATCATAGAGTCTTCTTCTAATAATTTTAAAAACGACCTTACCTTAGTTTTTGACCATCCCCAACGATCCATAAGCTTTAATTCAGATGTTATGAAACTACCTCTTTCGACCACTATATATTCATTTCCAAGAAGCACTTTATTATCTTTGTGATTAGCAAGTAATAATAAATCAATCCATGCTTCAAACTTTGAAAATGATCTTTTTTCTAAAAACAAAGGATGATCTTGAATCTTCCTGTGTAAACTAATCCACCCTTGATGCATCTTTACACCTCCAAGATGCTTAATACCGAATAAACGTTCCATGTAGTCAATAGTCAATAGTTGATATATAATTGACCACAAGAACATTAGAATTAACAAATCAACCTGTCTAGTTGTTGCAGCAACTAGGCATTTTTCTTTTCCAAGAACTTATTTATGAAATAGATTTGACCTTTTCCTGTTACTTTAGGTGTGTACTTTGTATTCGGAACTCCATCACTTCCAGTATGAATATGCGTGCTAACTTCGAATAAACTCAGTTCCATAGATCGTTGTGTTGGTTTATTCCAAAATGGTTTACTTTTACAAAGATACTCATTTTCTCTAAGCCATTTAAATAGCCTCTGTTGTCCTATCTCAATTCCTTTTTGAGCTAATAAAATCGCTAAGTCTTTTACTAGAATACAAGTTTTGCTAACTGAAATAGCTTCAGCAAAGAATACTTTAGGCTTGTCCTCTTCTATTTTTGTAGATAACTCTAATACTTTTTTATCTGCATATTCTAAAGCTCGCTTCATAACCATTTCTGGACTATTCCACATTTTTTCAAGTTGTAAAAAATACTGTCTAGCTTGTTTACCTTTTTCTGTACGTTGAATCATTGATATTTCTTTTGCCATGTCTAATTTCAAATGATGTTCATATTGTTCTACGCTATTTCCTTGAGCTGTTACTCTTTTTTGAGTAAGAGTAATATAATCTACATTTTCTGCGAATCCAAAAGCAAGCATTCTTTCAAACCAGTCATTATATCTGGTTTTCACTCCCAAAAACTCATGCAACTCACGACCACTAATAATAATGTCTCCATTTTTATCATTTGATGTTTTAATTAATTCGTTCATTCATTTACCTCCCTAATATTCTTTAGCAGTTTTCAGATGTTCGTGTATCCCAAACAAATTATAATTATCAGAGTTTGCCACTATTACTTTTTGACAATCAGCTTTGTTAACTACTTCAACAGGAACTGGCATCACACCAGTATTATTGTAATAGATCTTGTTTTTATTTAATTTTTCTTCTGTATAAATTCCTGCTTTTTTTATGTCCATGTAATAACCAGAATTATTAGGCCCCCACCATATATATTGATCACCTTTTGACCACTTTAGTGATAAGAGATAGTATTCTCTCACTCATTTCCCTCCTTCTGTAATCCCCCAATCATCATTCCAATACCAAGTGCGGCAACCAGAAACATATAAAATCCACATAATTCAGAAATATCCAACTACATTCCTCCTTTTGATTTTTAGAACTTAAATCTTTCCTCAAATTCTGCAATAGTGGTAAAAAAAATTATTTTGCTGAATTCATTTCAAATTTCTTTATATTATCCAAATCAGAAAAATCTTTACCTATATTTCTTTTAAGAAAATCATCAACTTCATATTTTGGAACTTTTAGCTGCCCAAGCTTCAGAACATTTAAATGTCCGCCTTTAATAAGTGCATAAACTAAAGAGGTATTACATTTAAAAAGTTTTGACACTTCCTTTACTGTAAATAGAACTTCCATATTGTTCACCTTCATTTCACTGATAATTAAATCCAAGGATTTCAGAAATTTTTTTCTTGTATTTTTCGCCTTTTCTATTACCTTTAACTATGTCCGACAAATAAGAAACTGAAATTCCGACTGTTTTCGCGACTTCTGTTAATGTCATTTCTTTAATAATTAGTCCCGTTTTAACGCTGATTTGAAATTGCTTTTTATCCACCTTCATCACCTCCTAAAAATTTACATGAGAAAATTTTCGCTAATTCATTGACTGAAAATTAGACTATATGCTAATATATAAGCAGGCAAAGATACAGAAAATGACAAAATAAAACATATCGCTCCCCAGCGCATTATTGTTTGTATTTTTTCAATTTTCGCTGTATTTTCTGCAAATAAAAAAGCTTATATTTGAATCTTAATAGACTACAGACTAATTGTCAACATCTATTTTTAGTCTACAGACTATTTTTTTCAAATGCCGAGAGGTGACAGATAATGACTTTGGTGCAAAAGATTAAATATTTGTGTAAACAAAGAAAAAAAACAATTGCTTCGTTGGAAAGAGATCTTGAGTTTGGTAATGGAACTATTAGGAAATGGGATAAGGCCTACCCATCAGCAGATAAATTGAAAAAAGTTGCTGACTATTTTGGTGTAACAACTGATTATTTATTAAATGAATCAGAAGACACAACTACAATAATATCTACTCTATCTAAAAAAGACCGAGACGATATTGAGAAGAGAATTATCGAAATACGAAACGACCTTACTGATTCAGACGGGTTGATGTTTTCTGGTGAACCGATGAGCGATGAAGCCAAGGAATCGCTCATGTCTGCAATGGAATATATAGTTACTCAAACAAAAATCATTAATAAGAAGTACACACCTAAAAAACACCGTAAGTGAAATTAGATCGGAGTGTCATTTGTGAAATACTACGTCAGAAACATAGTTCAACATCTTATTAAGAAATACAATACAAGCAATCCGTACGAACTAGCCGATTGTTTAAATGTGCATATAGTAATGTGGGATCTACATCGTGAAATATTAGGATTCTACAAGTATGAAAAACGAACAAAGTGGATTTTTATTAATTCAAATTTAAGCGACATTGAAAAAGATATTACTTGTTATCATGAATTAGGACATAGTGTTTTGCATCCACGATTTAACACTCCGCATCTTAGAAGAGACACGATGTTTTCAGTGTCAAAACTAGAAAAAGAAGCTAATTTATTTACGGTAGAACTTCTATTACCTGATGACTTATGGAATGAGTACCTAGCTAATTTCAATAACTTAGAAGCAATCAGCCAACACACGAACATACCTATTGAATTATTAAAACTAAAATTAGGATTTTAG